TCTTCGACGGTAACTACATTTACTACAACTAAACGTGTCAGATCTATTCCACGACTTACTAGTAGTGACTTATTAACTGCTGCCTCAGTATCAAAATAAAGGCAATATGCATCGGGATTAGTATCCAGGAAGTTCTTGACCACTGCGAGTGCAAAGAAAGTCTTTCCAGTAGAACTTTCGCCAGCAATTGCAGTGATTTTATTCCCAGAAACACCACCACGGATAGACCCAGATACAAGAGCATTAAAGATGAACGAACCAGTGTCAACGTATGTTTCAGTTTCGTCAATGTCTGAGGCAAGTTTGGTAAAGTCATCTCCGATTTCCTTTACAATTTCTTTTAAAAAATCCATTAAATAACAATTCCAAATTCTTCGCGTGCTACTTTTTTATATGTTTCGGGGTGAGTCTCCCTGATTTTTTTGATTGTGTTAATTTTTTGGTAGAGTGCAGCATCTCCACCAAGTCTCAATGCACTTACAATCGTTGTAAGTTCTTTGTCGTTAATAGGAAGTTCCATTAGGAGAAAAATAATTCCAAGTTTACAGTTTTTTCCACGCTCCATCCAATAGCATCAAGGATTGATTTGAGCGGCTCAAGGAATGATTTCTCAAATTGTAAGTCATAGTCGATGTACTTGTCAAGGTTGAGTTCTTTAGGGAACTCTTGAATAAATGAGATTACATTCTCATGAATGATGTTTGGTTTCTTAAGATAGCAGAACTTAATCTTCTCACCATTTTGAATGAGAGAATACTTATTATCAAGTTTATTCTCTACAATATAGTAGTTGTAAAGGAGTGCTCCCCGAGCATGAATAGGAGTTCCTTTGCTGTAAATACTAGAATGTGATTTATACTTAACAACATTAGATACAGAGCGTGGAAAAGAAACTTCTTCTGGTGGAAGTTTTTTGAAGTAATCACGACTGTTATCAATATATTTAATCATTTCATCTTCAGTGCCTGTCATCAATATCTTAAATGCTTCCTTAAGCATACTTCGACAAGGAGCAGGAGTTGATGATTTAACAGATTCAATACCCATCACTTTCAACTTGGGTTCTTCATACCGAACACCTTCACTATCCCACACATTGAGAATATATCGCTTCTTCGCAGTCCAAATACCACGATCAGCAATATTCTCACGCTTCATTTGCATTTTCTGATCATACGCCGATACATAGTCCGCCAAGTCCTTATAGCACTTGTCGATGTACGGTTCCAGTTTGTCGCTGCACACCGTATCAAGTAGTTCCACAACTTTTGCTTTGTCGCTAGACTTATTAGCAAAAAATTTATCAACAAGAGGTCCAAGATTAAGATAAATTGAATCTGTGTCAGATGCAATTACGTAGTCCTCGTCGGTTGTAGACAACAGTTTATTTAGATATTTGTTGACTTTTTCTTCAATCCAACGAATCGAAACCTGTCCAGACAAAGTGATTGCCTCAGCATTTTCTAGTTGATAATATCTAAAATACTGATTACCGATAGCACCATAAGCAGAGTTGAGTGAAATCTTCTTAGCCATCTGGATATTGTTGCACCGTGCAATCTCTTTCTCCAGTGCCTTAGTGGGTGTCTTCTCATATGCTTGCTTTGCCTGGAGCATTCTTTTCTTAAAGATTACTCGCTCACTATACATCTTGTCCATAAGTTCTGGTAGAAACCCACGAACATCTTTGCGATACATTGCACCGTTAGCACATACTGCATTGTCCTTATATAACTCAAAGTTTATTTCTTCATTAAGGATTCGATCAACTGTAGCCGTGGGATGACGTTCTTCCAGTAACGTCTCTGGGGAGATGTTGTACTGCATAATAAGATGAGGGTACAGAGAGTTAAGGTCAAAAGACACAACCCAATCATACTTTCCTGGAATCGGTTCCTTAACATAAGCACCTGCATACTTTTCGTTTTTATCAGATACAATCTTCGGGGGAATAACAATATTCCTCTTCTTTAAATAATTATAAATTATCGTATCCCACATACGAACTTGGTAAAACACATCACTATAATTTACTTTAGCATCATACGCCATAGTTAGTGCAAGTTCGATAAGTTTCATCTTATCTTCCAATCTATCGACGAGTTCTACGTCAACGATATTATATTCAATATACTTCTGCCACCCATGAGTATAGAAATCTTTAAAAGTTTCAAACTCAGAGTGATCAAGTTTCTTTTGGCCTAGTTCTACACTCGCAATGTAATCCAAACGATAAGACTCTTGTGCTTTGTAAGTAAATTTCTTATAAAGATTCATGTAGTCAAGTTGAGTCACACCACCCAAATCAAATGTGGCATGTTTCCTGCCCTTGATGTACGTCTCTCCTTCAGACACAAGTCCCCATGGAGACATACGCTTCATCATCTTTGATCCAAGCACCCTATCGAGGCGCTTACAGAGGTATGGGATGTCATACAACTCACTATTCCACCCAGTAATCACATCAGGAACATCAATCATCCAAAAATTAATGAAGTGACTCAACAATTCTTGTTCTGTAGGACAATGATAATAAGTTACATTCTCCTGTTTATTAAAGAAAGGTTTTACTCCCCAGGTAGTAATCTTTTTGGTATTGTAATCCTGAATTGTAATCGCAAGAATTTCCTCAACACAAGATTCAACATCAGGGAATCCATTCTCCGATGCTGTCTCAATATCAATGGTTACAAGTTTGATATGGCTAATATCAAACTTGATTTCATCTTGAGGATACTTCTCCGAGATATACTGATAGACATACCTATCATTACCGTAGATTTCAAATCCATCTACGTCCTGATATCTTTTATAAAACTCACGACAATCCCTCACCTGTCCAGGGCGGATTTCTTCTACTACTTCACCACTTAATGTCCGATACTTTGTATCTTTCTTCGACTTGACAAACAGAGTGGGATAAAACTCATCTCTAAATTCATATCTCTTTCCATTGTCAACCCCACGAACAAGAATCTGATTCCCAATAAGTTGGACATTAGTGTAAAATTTCATTCGTCAATCAAATCCAGATACTTTTCAAGGAGCGTGGGAGTTGGTTCTACAAGAGTTATAATCTTGTCGGAACTCATCATAAAATTATCATCTTTAGTAAGAGTCAGCAAGTAGGGTTTTAAAGTCAAGTCTTCTACATTAACCACATAAGGATTAACAAGTTTACAATCGGGTTCACCGATATCAGCACCTACTTCTTCAATCTCACTCAACAGAATCTGGTTGTTTATTAGTACCAGAATCCTCACCATCTTCTTGTCCATAAGTTACTACGTCCTCTACATACATGTTTTTGAGTTTTTCTTTTGGTTCTACCATTGTAACCAACCATTCTGCAGGAATTGGAATAACTTTGTCTGCAGATAAGGGCATCCAAGGAAACAACGAAACCCTGAATGAACTAGTCTGCTCTCGTTCCGATTCTTCATTCAAAACAGTAGAGTCCCGAATCTTAACAATACATGGTTTGTTCAAATAGTATCCAAGCACCACTGGATTATCTTCACCTGCTGTCATTTCAGCAACGTCAGCAATGATATCTTCACCAGATTTCAATAACATTAATTTAATAGTCATGCTTTTACTTCAACTTTTTGTTTTACAGATTCCATGAGATATTTCGACTCAAGGTTATTCTACCAAGAAAAAAGAGGGGCGTCAACTGGATTTTGCCAGTTGCCCCTCTTGCGGCGACGATATTCATTTTTATTTAGTATTTATTTTTTAGGGGTGAGTGCAAATGCTCCACTCATTACTGCACCAAAAATGGCAACGGTTGCTAAGATTTCCATATGCTAAGAAACAAATGCAGTAATGGGAACTCCAATAAAAATAGTCATTAAAGTTCCAGCTGCTAAAGCAGTGGTGGTGAAGTTCATTAATGCCTCCTAATCGATTACATAATTATATAGAAATTAGTGTATCACAGTGATACACTTTTGTATCAACTATAGCAAAAATTGATTAGGATATCAAAACCAAACTTTTCTTTGATGATGCTCTGGTACAATTCTACCGAGAACAATAGTTAGCAACCCATCCTCAAATTCAACTGATCTAACTTCCGTGTCCTCTGCCAGTGTCCAAGATCTGGTGAAAGATCTTTGAGCCATTCCTCTGTGGACATATGTTGTTTCCGACTCGGTATCCTCCCTTTGTCCTTCGACAAAGAGCTTTCCGTCCTGTGTGTAGACATTTACTTCTTTCTTTTTAAATCCTGCAAGCGCAAGTTCTAGTTTCGATTCTACGTTGCTGACCGTTACTAGATTGAATGGAGGATAATTCTTTGTTGTTTCGTGAAGAGCAAACAATCTATCGAAGTATTCATCCATTCCAATGCTATTCTTATTTATGCGTTCCATCAGTGCAGGCAGGTCCGCACTAGTATATCGTGCAAGGTTTCCCATGATTCGTAGCTCCTTTAAAAGCGAGTTTATGTTTTGTGGACCCCGAAGGCATCCATACTTATTTATAGCATAAAAACAAAAAAAGAGGTATAGGGTTAACCATACCTCTTTATAGGGTTTCCGACTTTTGTAGAGACCGCACGAAAGGAGTCTCAAAGATATTTATGAGTCTTTGTGAACTACTGGATTACTCGCAACATCAATAAAAGAAGGACGAAGAATGGGATCTTCTTTCTTAATGAAGTTTGCAAAAGTTTTTCCTTCCACAATTGGAATGGCAGTTGCATAAGTTTGATTGAACATAAGTGCTTGATCTTTACAATATTCATTGTAAATACTGACAAATCGACAAACAAATAGAGTATATCCTTTAATTGTGCGATTGCCCTGAGTAATATCAGCCTGTGTCAAACATTTTTTTACAGGAACTGATGCAATGGTGCGCTGTGAAGCGCCACTCTCTTCAAGAAGTTTTCTTGTAGAAAGAGCTTCTCTTTCCCTATCAGAAAAATAGTTATTCATCATGTCTACAAAGGAATCAATTCCCCCATTCTTTTCATCAACTTCAGCGATGTGTGCTGAGAAGACGGAGAGGAAAGAAGAACCACCCCTTACAAAGTTGCCAAAGATTTCTTTTTCACAGTTATCAGACGAGAAGACTTTAACGTGAGTATCAAGAAATTTCTTGACAAATTCTCCTCCCGCTTCACTCCGTGCTTTGTCAATATACCCATGAGAAGTGCATTTAAACTTAGCACCTTCAAGGGTTCCCGCAATCCCGATACCAAAAGGTGCCAGGAAATTATAAATTAGTTTAGCCCACCCTGCTCCCGAGTAGTATGCAGACTTGAACTTTTCATCCGTGCTTTGATTAGAACGGAAGTTGCAATCTGCATTATGGTTTTCTGCTTCCACACGAACTATTTCATCATGAGAGATGCCTGGTTTGTGAAAATTCAGAAGAAAAGATATCCTGGCAGAACGATCCTGAGTAACAGCGAACAACATGGAAATTCGGTTATTGCCTTGTGTAGCAACTGTAATTCCACCTGATCGGAGAAATCCAACCAAAGTACCTGCTGCCCTATGAGAGAAACCTCTCATTGCATTTAGATCACGTTCCTGGTTACCATATCGCAGATTATCACCACGATTATAGAAAGAATCCGTCATAATATCTCCAATTCTAGCAGAGACATGAACGCTATCTACGCCTTCATACTCCCCCATGGAGTGACATTCTATAACGTCTTCCAGAAGAGGCAATCCCTGAACGGGTGCTTTATCTAGAATAGACAAATTAGATAGAAGTGATTTAACAATATCAACAACCTTATTATCATAAAGATCACAAAGATTTAACAGTGTAGAAACTGCCATTTTACCCTCCTGTAGTTTTGGTAAGTGTTTTGTGGATATCAACCTTTATGGAGTTAGGTTGACTCGGACGAATCCGACACATGTATTATACCGAATGGGTAAAATTTTGTCAAGGGCCTATCTGTCCCCAAGAACCAAAACCATTAGATTTCATTCACTTTCTTGGGGTTTAGTCTTTTTCCCAATATTGTATTTCTGTTCAAGAATCCACTCGGTTTTATCCTTGTATGCAAGAACTTTAATTTGATTCAATGGCGCAATGTCTAGAATAGATTCTTCATCAACTATACTAAGAAGTTTCCAATCCAACAAAAGACGAACGATTCTATTACGTCTCTGAACATCATTCACTGTAAGATTTGCATGTTTCCCATCCAGGGCAAACAACTCCTTAAAATGAACGATGAAATATCTTCCTTGCTTATGGAGGATATGACAAGACTGATATAGTTTCTTCTCTTTACGAGATGCAACACCAATCCTTGTAAGTGTTTCTCTGACTTTTAGAAAATCATCTGGTTCATTTAAAATAATTTCTACCATCTGATCTTGCGACCATGTAACAGTAGGTTCCACAGTAGTCATTTCATTCCTCCAACATCAAGTCGTTTTTTAATAAAGTTAATCTGTTCGATTGTCAGGATTTTCAGAGCTTGAGATGCTTTCTCATTACTATAACCATAGTATTGTTTGATGTTTTCTAAGTCCGTGACTTTATCCTTTCGGAGCCAGGGAGAGAATCTCTTCTTTTTCCTCAGACTATTTAGATAGAATTGATATTGCATATCTTTAC